AATTCCTCTGGGTTTTCTAAGTCCACATAGAACAAACAAGGATGTAATTCTTCTTCAACGAGATAAGAATAATATTGGTACATATCTGCATCATCAAATGTTCGTGACTCATCCGCTTCCTTTATTAAATCTGCATCTCTTAGATGTCCGTCAGGTAGTTCATCAAAAGTGAATGGCATACCATTGATAAAGTACATCTTGACTATCATACTACCACCACGAAACCAGCAACACTTAGTAGATATCTTATACTTCATAATAAAATACTGAATGTTTTATTTATCAGTGGTCAACGCTAATTCTTTGTAAACCACCATACAGGGTTCGAGCATTTGATCACAAACTTCTAAAACCCTCATAAATTCATCAATGTTTTCACACGCTATTATTTTATGATCTCCTTTGTCACTTTTTAATTTGAAGGTTCTAGCACAAATGTCTACTTCAACCTCGTAAATGAACTCATCCATAGAAACATTTTCTTACTATTATAGCATATGTATGAAAAATGTCAATTAGGAGGTTTTCCATAAATCCAACCATTAACAATATACTTTGGTACTTTTGTAGTATATCCACGATGTACATAAGTCCAAGTTGCTGGAAAAAACAGAATGCTGCCACGTTCAGGTTGAATTTTTGTGCCATCAATAAATTCTGTCCATCCACCATCTTTTTCTTCAATCGTATTTAAATACCAAATGTATGTGAAAATTCGTGTCCATCCATTATGCATACACCAATCATGATGCCAATGATAATAACCATCTGGTTCGTACTTTTGTATTTTATATCCAGTATCTTTTTTATCATAGTAATGAGCAGGGTGCAATATATTTTTATTACAATTTTCTTTTGAAATATTTTCTAAATGCATTTCATATTCATCAAGGGATGTCTCTAATGCTTCAAATAAAACTTTATCCTCTTCTTGCCAAGCAATATTAGTGGTCACTCCCATATCCATCGTGATTTTGAGTGATGTATCCACTCTAGGGTTATTTTGATCTACCTTTCCTTCAGTTCGATATGGATCAACTTCAAATTTTTTAATCATTCCTTTACAGAATAATTCAGATAATGAGTTCTTTTTAACCCATATCAATTCTTTAAACATTATGTTTTAATTATAAATGTCAATGCGTAGTATCGGGGTCTATTCTCAATTGATTGTCCACTACCCTCACTATCTATCGATACATTTGTTGAAACATTACCAGATAATGTAATTCCTGTTGTAGCATCCTCAATAGCATTATTTGATGAACCTGAGTTTCCACTTCCTGTAAGATATTGACCACTATCATCATCAGTTCCATGACCTCTTGATGTATGTCTATGTCCAGGATCATTTATACTTAAACCAGATGTATTTGATGTTGCACTTGCATCGTGACTGTGAGAGGGCATTTGTGCAGTTGTTAAACTCACACTATCTGAACCACCAGTGTTGCCTTGACTATAATCATCACCAGCAGCAACAATAAATCTATTTCTTAAATCAGGAACATTTGATCCAACTACAGATTGTAATGCAGATGTAGACGCTGATGCACCATTGCATAGTTGCCAACCTGTGGGTGCATTACTACTTCCATACATTGCAATCGTACCAACAGGAATACCAACAGCTCCTGTGCTACCAGTTTCTCCCTTTTGACCTTTATCATTTAATTCACCTTTCTGACCTTTTGCTCCAACACCAACTTCTCCTTTTTGACCCTTTTCACCCTTTTGACCTTTAGAACCAGCACCACCAGATACTCCAACTTCTCCTTTTTGACCCTTTTCACCAACTTCACCTTTTTGACCTTTTTGACCCTTTTCACCTTTTTCTCCTTTTTGACCTTTCTCTCCTTTTTGACCTTTCTCTCCTTTTTCCCCTTTTTGACCTTTATCACCCTTTTCCCCTTTCAAGGCAGCAGCTGAAGTGACAGAAACCCATTGAGCACTATTGCCATCATTATAATATACATGTAAATCTGAGTCGTCACTATCCCACCACATATCTCCTTGAACTGGAGTGGGTGATGTTGGTGGACTTATACCAATACTAACAGAAGATCCTGCTCCTTTATCACCTTTTGAACCAACACCAGTATCACCTTTTGAACCTTTCTGTCCTTCATCTCCTTTTGTGCCTATTTCACCCTTTTGACCTTTATCACCTGCAGCACCATCATTACCTTGTGCACCTGCGTCTCCTTTCTGACCTTTATTTCCCTGTGCTTCAACATCACCTTTTTGTCCTTTTTCACCTTTTTGACCTGTTGACCCAGTTAATCCAACTTCTCCTTTCTGTCCTTTTGATCCAGGTTCTCCCTTTGCACCAGGATCTGGGATACGTGCCCACGCATATCCATTGTACCTCCAAGAGGCACCTCCATCAGAATGCACGTCACCACTACTAGGACTATTAGGAAAATTTACTGCCATATTAAGATGGTTTAGTAGGCCAAGTTGGATTTTCGGGATTAGATTCAGTTGCAGGTAAATCTCTTAATGACTGACGATACGTTTTCCACTCAGTTTTTTTCGAGTCTGTCAAAGGAGAGTCAGTAAATTGTGTCCAGTCACTTTCTCTCAACAAAGTATCTCTCATATGTCGGAGAGCACCAATATAATCTGTCCCAAAATTTTCTTTTACTAATGAGTATTCTAATTCCATTTACATATTATTTCTAGATATTTATACTATAGTAGGGTAGTTGGAGCACCCATATCATTACTAGCAAGCCAACCAGTAGCGATATATTTTGCCTCATATGGTGGATTTCCTCTGTGCAAATGTGTGAAAGATCCAGGAAAAATTAATATTCTACCTGCTTTTGGATTAACTTTTCTTTTTTGATATAAAAATTCCGTCTCACCACTATCATTTATATCATTAAAGTACACAGACCACACTAAAGTTCTATTAGCACAAGCGATATTGTTTGACTCTGAATGCCAGTCGTGATACCCCTCTGTTGGAATTGTTTTTTGCAATAAACAAGTAGTGCTATGATAATTAAAATTTTTTAAAAACGGATACCATTCAAGATACTCTTCTAAACAAATCCTTACTGCACACATAATATGAGCAGCAATATTTGGATTAAACGCTGCTATGTCTAACTGAGCATCTTTAACACTTGTATTGCTTCTTGGAATAATTTGAGTTGATTCATCAAGAGTTTTTTTGATAAAATCACAAAAATCATCTTCAATGACATTATCCCATACTCCGATAAAGTCTTCGTTCAAGAAAACTTCTGGTGTATTGATTTTTTGATTAAAGTTCACGATCTCCTTCCAATTGATTCATTGGGTCATTAACTGGTTTCATACTGATTGTTTGTGATATTCTACTTATAGTTTCATTTCTGAATGACTCTACAGCAGCACCCGTTTGTCTTTGTTGTTGTGAATTTTCGATTAACAACGTTGGTATCCAAGTAACTGCACATCCCCATTCATCAATTGGTTCACCAGTTTGAGGATGAGTTCCTCTAATCTGAGTAAACCAAGAGCATTTTAATCCTAGACAATCCTCACCTATTAGTGGGCAAAATTTCCCCTGTTCAAGTTTCATAATTAATTCTTCTGAGCTATTATAACATCAGTATACTGAATACCCAAGTTAAAGTTAGGATTTCCAAACCCATGACTGTGACCTTGACCACTACCGACAGATGATGTTCTACCAACGTTTGATACAGATCCTGATTGACCAATATTGTAACCTTCATAAAGATTTGCTCTACCAGAACCACTACTTGGATAATTGTTCGCACTCATCGGAGAACCATTTTGATGTTGACCGTGGTTTCCTGATCTAAATGCAAAGTGATAATGACTTGGTATTTGTGCCTCTGTTAGTGTGTGACTGGATACAGAACCGTTCGCTGTGGTTACTGTGCTATTAAATCTACTTGAAAATGAATAATCACCACCACTGCTGACGCTTCCGCTAACTAATCTCAATGCTCGGTCATTAACACCAGATGTTATTTTTGTCCAACCAGTTGGTGCTGTTGTTTGTTGAAATAACATTCTAGTTCCAGATGGGAATTCGTAATCATCACCATCTTGACCATTTTGTCCCTTTTGACCCTTTTCACCCTTAGTGGAATTATCTTCACCCTTCTGACCTTTCGTAGAATTATCTTCTCCCTTTTGTCCTTTTACACCTACACCTATCTCACCTTTTTGTCCCTTTTCTCCTTTCTGTCCTTTTGTACCTTGACCACCTGAAACACCAACTTCTCCCTTTTGACCTTTTTCTCCTTTCTCTCCCTTTTGACCCTTTGTTGAATTATCCTCACCTTTTTGACCTTTCTCACCTTTTTGTCCTTTTTCCCCCTTCTGACCTTTATCACCTTGATCACCTTTTTGACCTTTCTCACCTTTTTGTCCCTTCTCTCCCTTCGTACCTGCAGATGCATCTTTTTTCCACACCGAACCATTCCAAATGAATGTCATACCATTTGCGGTATACTTATCATTTGTATTTGGACTATTTGGAAAATCGAATGCTGCCATAATTTATATATTAAGATTTCATGATGTAACAAAGTGCATAATATGGTGGTCTGTTTTCGTGTGCTTGTCCTCCACCTGTGTTTTGCATATTTAACATTCCACCAGGATATCCACCAGCACCACCTAAAGAAATATATCCAAAACCATTAGGACCTGTTGCAACAATTTTATATGGATCCAAATCAGTATCATGATCGTGTGCTGGCATCTCATTTATTGATAGTGTTACAGTATTTGCACCGCCAGTATTACCAACTGAATATCCACTACCAGCACCAACGACAAATCTATCTCTTAAATCGGGTGTTCCATTTGATCCATCACATAGATACCAACCTGATGGTATTTGATTTGCTGCACCAGACCATAAACCTATAAAACCTGAAGGAATACCAGTTGAACCAGTAACCCCAATTTCACCTTTCTGACCTTTCGTAGAATTATCTTCTCCTTTTTGACCTTTTTCACCTTTCACACCAGCAGATCCACCAGTACCTTGGTTTCCTTGAGCACCTACTTCTCCTTTTTGACCTTTATCACCCTTTGAACCACCAGTACCACCAGTACCTTGAGGACCTACATCACCTTTCTGACCTTTTTGACCCTTTGTAGAATTGTCTGCACCTGTTTGACCTTTCTCCCCTTTCTGTCCCTTTGTAGAATTATCTTCACCTTTCTGACCCTTCGTGGAATTATCTTCACCTTTCTGACCTTTTTGTCCTACTTCACCTTTCTGACCTTTAGTTCCTGTCGCATCATTTCCATTTTGCCCCTTCTGACCTTTTTCACCCTTTTCTCCCTTCTCACCTTTATCACCCTTACCACCTACATTACCTGATAATCCAACTTCACCTTTTTGTCCTTTCTCTCCTTTGTCTCCCTTTTGTCCTTTTTCTCCTTTCTCTCCTTTATCACCCTTCGTTCCTTTAACACCAGGAGATGCTGGTTGTTTCCAAGCAGTGCCATTCCACTTAAATGTTACACCATTAGATGTAAAGGTGTCATTCGTATTTGGACTGTTAGGAAAATTTACCGCCATCAGGAAACTTCTTCTAAATTAATCTTATATTTTTTATTATTCTTGTTATTAACTACATACAAGTTCTCAGCACCCTCCACGAATGTCCAATCTCCTTGTGTGCTGTCTATTGAATTATTTTCATCAGTAGATATTCTCAAAGAACCATAACAAATAGTTGTGTCTCCACCTTGAATTGTTGTTGCCATAATCTTTTTACCTATTTATTTAAGACTTCATAATATAACAAAGAGCATAGTATGGTGGTAGGTTTGCGTTAGTTGCAGATGATCCTTGTGAATTAGTGCCTGGTGTTGATCCTCCACTAGTTCCACTTGCAGTTCCTGCATTTGTTGTACCAGAGTGTGTGTGGTTACTTTCAGTTGATATTCTTCCTGAAATACCAGGTGTGACTGGGGTATTTCCACTTCTAGGAGTAACAGCACCTGATGTCCCACCAAAAGCACCATGATTATATAATAAATTATGAGAGTGAGAACCTCCACCACCCGTGGTGAATCCGTGAGTATGAGAACTACTGAATGAGTGTGTATGGTTGTCAACTGTATGACTGTGAGAAACTAAAGTTGCATCTGCACTACCACCTGTATTATCAACACTATAACCACTACCAGCACCAACAATAAAACGGTTTCTTAAATCAGGTGTTCCATTAGAACCATTACATAAGTACCAACCAGATGGAATTGCATTTGATGCACCTGACCAGATAATAATACCACCTGATGGTATGGCTGCTGTAATATTACCCAGTTCTCCTTTTTGACCTTTTGTTGAATTATCTTCTCCTTTCTGTCCTTTATCACCCTTTGTGGAATTGTCAGCACCAGGTGCACCTACTTCACCTTTTTGACCCTTTGTTGAATTATCTTCACCTTTTTGACCTTTCTCTCCCTTATCACCTTTTGTTCCTTTAACACTATTTCCATCAACACCTTTTTGTCCCTTTTCACCTTTCTCACCCTTCTCTCCTTTTTGTCCTTTAGTAGAATTGTCCTCACCCTTTTGACCCTTATCACCTTCTCCTTTTTGACCTTTTTCTCCTTTGTCTCCTTTTTGACCCTTTTCACCTTTACCACCTGCATTACCAGATAATCCTACCTCACCTTTTTGACCCTTCTCACCTTTCTCACCTTTTTGACCTTTCTCACCTTTTTCTCCTTTTTCACCCTTCTGACCTTTTAAGGCAGCGTTAGATGTAATTGAAACCCATTGATTAGAATCACCATCACCATAATAAACATGTAGATCAAAGTCATCACTATCCCACCACATATCACCTGCAGAGGCACTACCTGGTGCATTATCAGATATGGTAACAGTAGCTCCACCACCACTTGTTCCTTTTTCTCCCTTCTGACCTTTTTGACCAACACCAAGTTCACCTTTCTGTCCTTTTGTAGAATTATCTTCACCTTTCTGTCCCTTATCACCATCGGTTCCATCTGCACCTGCTTCACCCTTCTGACCTTTTTGACCAACACCTATCTCTCCTTTTTGTCCCTTATTACCCTGTGCTTCAACATCACCTTGTTGTCCTTTCTCACCCTTATCACCCTTATCACCAACACTTCCTGTCAAACCTGTTTGACCTACCTCACCTTTTTGACCTTTATCCCCTGCTAATCCTCGACCACCAGCATTCGTCATTACCCACTGTGCTGAGTCACCATCATTATAGTAAATGTACAAATCACCTGTATCACTCTCCCACCATAATTCACCTTCATTGGGTGTAGGATAATTAGGTGGAGTTTCACCAACTGAAACAGGGATAACTGTTACAGTAGCAGCGATACCAGGATGACCTGAAGGACTTTGAACACTTACGTTTGCAGTGACAGCAGCACCAACAAAATTTAATTGAGTAATACTACTTGATGATGATACAGGACTATCTTCATCAAATATAGTGATAGCACCAGGCACTAGACCACCACCAACTGGAACCCAATATCTTTTACCAGGATATGCTGGAACTGCGACCAGTTGATATTGAGCACCTGATGGTACTGATGGTGATACTAGTGGGTCTGATAAATTTGGTTCTGCCTGATCTAATCCTAGATATTGATACCTGTCTTCAGATAACTGATCTTGCGGTACTCGTTTGGCTCTACCACTTAGATACTTTGGCATATTAGGCAGTGCTATTTTCTAGAATACTTGCGATCAACTCCATTTCAAGAGGTGCAAAGAAACCTCCTGAATTACTTGGTCCGACCTGAACTAATATTTTAGTAGTTGATCTTATTGTAACGGGTAAAACTCCATTACTTAAATCTGAAGTATTTGTTGATGCTGGATCTGTTGATCTTGGATATGGATGTTCAGTCGCACGATTATCCATTGTGCAAGTGAATATCAATGAATTGTCTGCAATTGATATAGTATCGTTTGCTTGTAAATTATGTGCTCTATCTAAAGTTAATACAATCTCTCCAGCATTAAGTCCAGTTTCTCCATGTATTGTCTTGACACCAGGACCACCATTATATACTGCATTCACAACATTAAATTTTGTTCCATTTGATGGATTACCATCTTGACTGTTAACCACCGTGATCGCATTGTCTCTCGCTCTTTCAAAATAATGTATTGCTGACTGATAAAAATGTTTATATCCTTTACTACTTCCTACCACCGCTGAAAATTCTTTCACACCAACTACTGTATCGACTGTGTATGACTGTTGTGGATCTGGAAATATAGTTGTTGTAATACCAGCATTGCTTGAACAAGTAAATGCGATACCTGCTAAAGTTATTGGATCATTGGCACTAAAATTATGATTTGTCTTGGTAAATATTGTAGCGATACCAGATGGTTCATCATAGAGAACGTTTGTTATAATTCCAACACCCTGCTGAGTTCCTTGAATATAAAGTTGATCTAAAATCAAAGGAGTTTTTTCTAATACTAATCTACCATCAACAAGTATTACTGCATCATTAGGTGGTATCTCTGCATCTTTTACTACACGAATATCTCTTGTGTTACCTGTGCTTCTTGAAGTCCTTTTTTGCGTAAAAGTAACAGTCGGATAGGTAACACCAATACCAACATTAGCAACTTGAGTATACAATAATAAAGCAGATGTACCAGTTGGAACCTCATACAACTTTTGCAGACCTGGTGAAACAGGAACTGCAATGGAAACAAATTTATTGACTGGTGCGATTGCCATATTATCTCAATGCTAATATCAGTGGTGTAAGTTGTGCTTGAATTGCCCTATTAAAGTCTCTACCTCGAATCGTAGAAGTAGTCTGATCGATTGTCAATCCATCACCAATTCTAAAATTACCTTTTTGATCGGTGCTTGTAAATGGTATCTGACCACCATTTATAGCGATTACTTCATTCTCTGGTATCGGTTTTCCACCTTGGAATGGGTTCGATGTATTTATGTCTGTACCAGCACCGATATATTCAAATGAATGTGAACTAGTTATTATACGACTTAATCTTACAAATTTTATAGGTGTGTTTTGGAATATTGGATATGGAATAAATTCATTGAAAGTAACAGATGATATTCCTGTAACTGATGCTGAGTCAGTTGCTTCACTCACAGTAAATAATATTGGATCAGTATTCACCCTAAAAGTCGCATTACCAGATGATACATTTACAGAAAGGTTTTGTGAGGGTAAAAAATTACGACCACTATTAATAACATCTACAGAAGTAATCGTCCCCGCAGCACTTACATTTGGTGAAAACTCAGGAAGAATTGACTCAGGACCTTGTGGATCTTCATTTAAAGTAATAATAGGTGGTGATCCTACAGAATAATCACCATCATTACCACCATTAACAACTTCTATGGATCTAATTACTTGTAAAGGAGCTGTAACAGTAGATGAAGAAGGTGAGTCTGGATAATTACTCATATTAAGTTCAAAAAATACACCTTGCCCATCAAAAGGTATTCTTATTTGATTATTAGTATCTCTCGTATTATTACTAATTACAGTATCTACTCCTGCATCTGTTTCTTCTAACAATGTGCCTGTAAATTCAATATCACCAAAACCATCTGCAACTAATCCTTTAATACCAAATGAACTGTTTGAGTTTGTTAGATCACATTGTCCACCTGATGAAACTCCAATTCCAATTTCACATCCAATTGTAAATATCGAAACTAATTGTGCATATCCATTATTTGATATTGACACACCGATACCTGCTTCATTATATTGTGTATAAGAGTCACAAACCATAGATTTTAAATCTTGACCACCATCATTTGTCCCTGTAAATGCAGCATTTGCGTGATCACCATTTATTTTCATACCAATACTTCCAGTCATAAAGTTCGTACAGTTTCTTACATATGGTGATCTCCATCTACCTGCAGCACCCTCATTCGCAGGACCTAATGCAGTATACCCTGAGACTGCCTGAAAATCCAGACCAGCATCAATACTTGCCTGAGTTGGTGGAAATGCAACACCACCACAACGTGGATGATTAGTTGTGATAGTCGCACCAGCAAAACTTAAGTTTTCTATTAAACATCCTCTTCTTACATGAAATACATCTTTATTTGTATTGTTTGGAACGATTGTTACTAATCTTAAATCTTCACCTGTGATTGCTACATCAGTTCTTAATCCTATTGGATTATTTTCAATATAAACTCCAGATCTTACCTTAATTGTATCACCCTCTTGTGCAATTGCAGCTGCTGCAGCTATAGTATACTTTGCATCTCCTTCTAATAGACCACTATTCGTATCACAACCATTCTTAGTTACATATAATGTTCTCTTTGTTTGAACACCTGATGGTCTCCAAGATACTCCAACACCAACACCTGAAACATTAAATGATGATAAACGATAATCTGTTTTACAAATACCAACACCCTGATTGTTAAAGAAATCAGTGAGTTGAGCATCTAATTCTAGATTACCAGACACTTTAACATTCTGACCAACGTTTAAATTTTTGGCAATTCCAACACCACCATCAACTACAACTGCACCAGTACCAGTGCTTGTTGAATCTGTTTGATCATCAACATCTAATCTACCTGCAAAAGTTCCAGATCCACCAGAATTTATATTTTTAGCTACACCTAATCCACCATCAACAACTACTGCACCTGAAGATGAACTAGTTGATTCTTGAGTATTATCAACATCTAATCTACCTGCAATAACACCATTACCACCAATGTTTAAATTTTTGGCAACACCTAAACCACCATCAATAATAGCAGCACCAGTGTTCGTGCTTGTTGATTGATCAACACTATCAACGTTTAATTTTCCAGTTATATTTGTATCACCACCGATGTTAAGATTTTTCTCAATACCAACTCCACCATCTACAATTAATGCTCCACTATTAATATCTGAACTTTGATTAGTTGCATTTATATTTGTAATACCATCAACATCTAATGTATTATTAAATTGAACTGAACCATTGACATCTAAGGTTGCATCAAATTGTACCGATTGTGAAACATGAAAATCACCATTCACATCTAATTGAAATAATGGATTTGGTTGATTAATACCAACTCTCGATTTTCTGTAAATCGCTGCACCTACACCTGTTCCTTGATGACCCCATAAATCCTGAGTGAATATTGTTGCAACACCAGTAACAGTAGTAGGATCTTGTGCAGTTGGTATTAATGTATCAGTTCCTTCACCATCACTATTTCTTTGAACAAAATTAAGAACTGTGAATGATTGAGCAGCACCGACTGTAGGGACAAAGGTGCCCTCATCTTGTAAAAATACACCTTCAGTCTCAACTGGAGTAAATGAAACCCACCGTATACCATCACTATCTCGACTAAGAAAGTTTGCATTTGCACCAACTGATCCTGCAGAGTCATAGATATTTCTTGCAACCCTTATACTTCCATCAAAATCTGCTCTCAATCGACCATATACAGATTCATTATCATTAAATCCTGTGAAGTTACCAGGATTAGTTGTTCCTATTCCTAAAGTACCTACTCCAGAAAAAGAAAGTGCATCAGTACCAACACCTATTTGAAATTTATTATCAGGTAATGTTGTTCCAATACCAGTTTTAGCATCATCTGTGATTATAAAAACTGATTGAAATGGATCGATAGGGAATTTTGGATCTAATGTTTCTCCCCCAACACCAACCTGAAATCTACCATCAGGTTGTGTGCTACCTATACCAACTCTACCTGCAGTTGACTGTGATCCACAACCATCTGCTTCAGATATTGCAGTAAAAACGGTTCCAGCAAGACCAACATCGAATTTATTTTTAGCAGTAAGACAATCAAATACACCAGAAGAACCAACTACACCACCACTCAGAAATATATTTTCAACATTTATATTCGCAAAAGATGTTGTCTCTGAGAATGTGATATTTTCAGATTTTATATTTGCATATAAATTTCCATAGATGAAAACATCATCAGTAAACTCTGCTTTTCTTGTAAAATTATCAGTATCTTCCCTATCATAATCGGGAAACGGGACACTACCATCTTTAAAAATATCTGACATTATGCACCCCAGACACTTTCAGATACTTTTGTACCTTTAAATACTCCCCCCATCCATCCAACCTCACGAACTCTTATCTTTCCATAAGGTGCACTAATATAACAAGTATTAGATGACATATTCACAGAACTACTTGCGTTAACTCTGAAATCTGCACCACAGTTTATTTCAACATTTTTATCAGCATCTAAAATAATATTTTGTCCAGTTATCCTAACATCACCACTACTCATGGCAGTTATTGTTACATCACCATTTGCTCCAACTATATTAACACAAACACCACCACCATCAACTTTATTTCCTCCCATAATCTCTATACACTGATCATTGTACATATGATACAATCCAGCTTCCGTCATTCCAACTGTACTTGTATTACCATCTTTACCAGAACCCAACAAATCATATACT